TCAAGTCAAATGATATCTCAGGACAGTCTTCTAACTGCTTATATATTGGAAGGATTGTTGGATTCTGTGTATTGAGGACTGCCATTGTCATCTTATCATCATTACCTGCAGTGAGATAGTCGAATCCGATCTTCTCTTGGTAACAGATAATAGCAATAGCACCTACAAGACGTTGAAAGTTGTTGTAATTAGTCTTTGGACTGAAATCAGCATAGTTGTATGACTTAAAAAACTGAGCCAATTGTGGTACTATATCAGTTTTAGTAGACTTATAAGTCTTCATCTCTGAAAATACCTTAATATAATCTTCAACAGTAGCGTCAGCACCTAATAAAGAAGCAAGTTGGCTAGGTAAATTTTTCTCTTGATTTGCTTTTGTTTGAATATCTTTATCAAGACGAGCGAGCAATCTATTTGGAAGAAGTTGATCTTTAGGAACCCCTACTGAACCATTCTGCTTCGTTAGAGCGGTGAAAGAGCCTTCTGTACGAGAGAGAACAGTATTCATAAACGCCTCTACATCTTGTGTATTATCAAGTACAGCTGTAAGATTACTATTTCCAATCATGTTCTTAAGCTGATCATCACCCTTACGGAACTTATCATACAATGTTTGAGCTTGCTCGAGTCCAACCTGAGTATAAGTATTCATAATCTCAATAAGCTCATCTTTATAGCGGGTATAAATATTACCATCAAGGTTAATGTAATCAGATTTAGCTTCAAGACGATCTGTAATCTCATTAATGTTACCATCACCACCCAAGATAGCACCTGAGCCCTTACCAACACCGTTAGTCTTAATCTCTACCTCACTACCATCCCATTGAAGGTCACCACTATTACCTTTAGTTGCAGTACCGAATATTGAAAATGTACCTTCACCAAGACCAACTCCTGTAGAAGCTTTAGGTACAACATGGTAATGAATGTTCTGAATGAAAACATTCAACTCACTATTAACAAACTCCCCTGGAAGCTTGCTAGCAATGGCTTTTGGCATACTAAATACTTTAGCAATTGGTAAGTCATCAAGCTTGAGAAGTTTTTCCTTGTTATTAGCAAGGTAGTCAGTTAAAGCAACACCCTCGTCATACTGAGACTTGATAACAATATCTTTATATCTAGCTTTCGCAATACCTTGCTGCTTCTTCTTTGATACCCAATCACCTTGCACGAAAAGAGATTTAACATTTTCATCAAAGTCAGGATCTTGACTCAGTCTAAGTTGTCTCGCAACAACCTTACCGTAAGAATCATCTAGATTAAATGTTTCCTTCTTTCCATCAGCTGTGGTGAATACGACTTCAACCTCTTCATTGAGGATCTGCTTATTGTAGATGTCTTCTAATCTCATACCACCAGTATACCTGAGTTCCTTATGCTTGTGCAAGTGTCTCTTTCATATCCCCTTCACTCATCTGAAGAAGGTTTCTGATCTTTGCAATAACAACTTTAGGATCCGTTTCGATGTCTGCTTGAAGCTCTTTAGCAATAGCAGCATCATCTGAAGGTGGCTCATGTAAGAAAGCTTGGACAAGAAGCTCAACAATAACCTTCTCACCCTCTGCTGTCATCTCAGACGGGTCTGGTGCCATTGCATCAGCAGGCATTTCTGCAACGTCTGTAGCATCAGGTGCTCCACCCTCAACATTTTCGTTAAGCACGGAATTGTAATAGTTAAAAAGTTTTTCTGTTTTCATATTATTTGATCATTTTGGTTACACGCTTAATACCTTTAGCAACTGCTTTGCCTAAGTTATCAACCTCTTTATTGATCTGCTTAACTCCACGTGAAGGCCTCTTTGGATCTGGATCAGCTGCTCGTAATTCTTGCGCTGTAGCTAATGTACCTGTAATGTTACCTGAATTTTTGTTAAATTTATCAATTTTCTTCTGACGACCCTTATCTGTAAACTCGTAGTCTTCTTCAGGTGCTTCTTCTACTGATGTACCACCAAAGTTGTCCATAAAGTTGTGCAAATCTTTTTGAATTTCAGCACCAAGCTCACCAGCTCTCTTTTCAACAATAGGATCATTAAGATCAGCTAGCAATTCACCAGCATAACCAAGATTAAGATTAGCTTGAGCCATATACCCTTCGAGCTGTTCTAACCCCTCTTTGGTATACTCGTCAACTTCATGAGTATCGCTTGGTGTATTCTCTTCTATAAGACTAAGAAATTTGGACATACCAATATTTAATGCAACAGAGAGAGTTTTACATTAATATCTTGAGTAAATTTATTCTCAATCATAGTAAGATTGTTCTTCTTCAAGAACTCTTTGAACTTCTTCCATGATATCTTACTAGTATCAATAGGAACGTACGCTTGATATTGTCTTTGTTCAATGATAAACTCTTCAAAAGATACATCCTCATAGATAATCTTTGATGGTAGTACCTTGAATATACGTTCAATTAGTATCTTCTCAACAGCATACTCTACATCAGGTTGATAGAAGAAGCACTTCTTACGCTTAGACATCTTACACGCATGTAGTATCTGCTTTAATATAAAGTGAGTACCTAATTGATTCTTCTCCTTCTGTGATAGAGTATGTAACTCATTCTCTGTAACATAGAATTGATACTCCTGAAATGAATCATCAAGATATGGCCCCAAGTTCACATACTCAACATTACCTTCCATGTCGAAATAGCTGCGAAGCTTAGGTTTGTTGATGTTAGTTGCCATGTTAAGAGGGAGAATCATGCTTATTTAAGGCAGGGACTCTTAATTGTAGTAACTTTTATCAAGAAAGCAACAGCTTTGGGGGAGATTTAGTAAACTTTACCCTTCCTATACGGCAATTCATGATGCCATTGTAGTAATCCTCGCGTAAAAGAGCTTCAGCTTGAAACTGAAACATGGTCTCCATGTAAGCCAGCTCACTTTTAGTACCACAACTGTAAATTACCTCAAATTTAAACTTATCCTTACCATGTTCCGCAATATCTGCGTTTAATTTGTCAGATGACCCAGTATATGTCTTCCAATCTGACTCTCCAACAAAGATTCTCTTACGTTTCTTACCTTTGAGTGGTGGTCTCTTGGTTCTCTTCTCGATTTGCTTCTTGCCAATGTATTTTTTATTAGAAACCGTGTTGGTAATCAAATATACAAAGCCAAAGGGTAGTTCATCCCACTGCTCTTTACATGTCCAGTGACCTAAATCCATTATGCCTCCTTAATTGGCTCATGAAAGACTGATTTTGTCTTTTTAGCCTTCTTCTTCTTTTTCTTCTTCTTTGGATCAACATCAGCACGTCTTTGTATCTTGCCAATTGGTTTAGCTAACCTCACTTCATTAGGATCACCATAAACACCAGGACCTTGCATAGCATCTCCTCCTGTTGAACCAACACCAGCACCAGCTGCTGTCATATCTTCCTCAATTACCTTGTAGAAGTACTTAGCAAACTTACTAGTTGATTTACCCATATGAGTATTTATACTATGAATATGGAAATGCTCTTAAAGTTTATCGACGAGGTAGGTAAGGACCTTGTATTAGACGACTTTAACATAAAAGAACAAAGTATGCGCCTACCTGCTCGTAAGCATTATTGGGTAGCACAACTTATTAAGTCAAAGATCTCACGTAACGCTACGTTTGAGAAGAAGAAGCAGCTTAAAAAGAATATTACTAAGGAAGTAATTGCGACTTCACCAGTAAAGCTATCTCAATCTGCTGCAGAGCAAGCTGCTGAACGCCATGAGTCATTAGCTTCATTGACTGCTAAGATTAAAGAGCTTGATCTTGTTATTGAGTATCTCGAGAAGGTGGAGAAGACAATGTCGCAAATGGGATTCGATATTAAGAACATTGTTGAACTACAGAAGATGGAGCAACTATGATTCAGTTTGACGTCAAGAAAGCAACTCCAAAGCAACCTACTAAGCTTCTTATCAGATGTTCTGATACAGAGTTGTTTGAAACAATGCGAGAGCATTTCTCTGTTGAGAATACTGGAGCAAGATTTGCAAGAGGGTATGGAAGATTTGCTCCGCGGAGAAAGTATGTCATAACTCCTACTGGAGCTTGTGAGCTTGGTTTGTATTGGGAGGTAAGACAATACCTAATCAAGAATCAAATTAACGAGCCAATTGAAATAACACCTGCACTTGCTAAGGCTCTTAAAGTGGGTTCAGATAAAGAAATTGTAACTGACTTTAAGTTTACTCTTCGCAACTATCAAGAAGAAGTAATTAAGAAGGCAATCAAACTTGGAACTGGTACTTGTGTTCTTGGAACTGGTGCTGGTAAGACCTTTACTACAGCAGCTCTTATTGAACAGTTCTATAGAGCGAGTAATGACCCAGAAACTTTCAAGTGTCTTATGCTTGTACCTGACTTAGGTCTTGTTACTCAAACGTTTGATGAATTTATTAATGTAGGCATTAATTATAAATGCACTAAATGGACAGGAAAGACTAAACCTGACTTTACCTCTAATGTAATCATTGCTAACATTGGTATTATTCAAAGTAGGTTTGAGGAGAATGATTGGTTAAGACATATTGACTTACTTATTGTTGATGAGTGTCATAAAATTACTGCTGGTAATAAAATATCTAAGATTGTTCAACAGATTAAGACCCCTAACAAGTTTGGATTTACTGGAACCCTTCCTGAAGACCAACTTAACAAATGGTCAATTATTGGAAAGCTTGGACCGGTCATTTATGAGAAGAACTCTTATGAGCTTCGACTTGAAAACTTCCTTACTAATGTAAATGTTAAGGTGATGAACATTAACTATAGTCCTAAACCACGCTTCAGTGGTCCATCTGGCTATAGAGACGAACTGGATTTTATTTACAATCATGATAGACGCAATACTATTATCCAATCCCTTGTTAGCAAGCTGCCTAATAATACTCTTATTATGGTTAATCACATTGCTCATGGTGAAATTATAGAAGAATACTTGAATAAGATTGAAGGTAAGAAGGTTTACTTCATTCAAGGCTCAGTTGATGTTGAAGAGAGGGAAAGGATCAAGCAGATCATGGAAACAGAAACTAATGTTGTAGTTATTGCCATTAGTGCCATCTTTGCAACAGGAGTTAACGTTAAGAACCTTCATAACATCATCTTTGCTTCTGGAGGTAAGAGTTTTATTCGAACTGTACAGTCAATTGGTCGTGGTTTGCGTAAGCATGACTCTAAGTCCAAGCTAATCATCTTCGATATGTGTGATAAGCTCAATTATGGTGAAGCGCACTGTGAAAAGCGTATGGCTATTTACGATAAAGAGAAGATTCAGTATAAGATCATAGAAATTAGTTGATCTTCCTGTACAGTAGGCTATAATTAGGTAGAATGTCTAAAACAGCTAAAGAAGAGTATTATATTAAGCCTAAGGAGTTCAAGGCGAGTCTACAGAAGTACTATGACTCCGATGTCTTGACCGACGACTTGGCTGAGAATATTAAAAAGATTGCGTATGGCTTGAGCTATAACGGATCCTTTATTAACTACTCCTATAAAGATGATATGATCGGAGATGCATTGATTAAAATGTACGCTGCTCTGAAATATAAGAAGTATAAGTTTGAGACTAAGTCTAATCCCTTCTCATACTTCACGACAATTGCTTACCATGCCTTCATTAATCGTATTAAGAAGGAGAAGAAGCATCACGCTACCATTACCTCCTATAAGGAGAAGGTTTATGAGGAGTATATGAGTGACCCAGAAAATACTCATGGTACTGTCTATGTAAAGCCAGTTGATGATGATTCCCAGTATTAAAAAGTCTAAGGTTGCTATCTTTAGTGACCTTCACCTTGGTGTTCATTCGAACTGCACTAAGTGGCATCAGTATGCTCTTGAATGGGCTGACTGGTTTGTCGAAGAGTGTAAGTCAAAGGGTATTGAGGATATTATCTTTGCTGGTGATTGGCACCATAACCGTTCTGAGATTTCTGTTAACACTCTTCAAGTGAGTGCTGAGATCTTAGATAAGATGGCTGATTTCAATCTTATTGCTATTTGTGGTAACCATGATATCTATTACAAGCATAGAACAGATGTTAACTCATTGTCTATCTTTAAGAATAGAAAGAATGTAACCATCTTAGAGACTTATCAGACTCTTGAAGCATTTGATAAGAAGATTTCTCTATGTCCATGGAATACTCCTACAAGTGTAATCGAAGATAGTGACTTAATTGTTGGTCACTTCGAAGTTGAGACCTTTAAGATGACTGGTTTCAAGCTTTGTGAAGAGGGTGTTAAAGTAAAAGACCTTCTTAAGAAGGCTCCTCTTACTATTAGTGGTCACTTCCATACAAGACATGAGAAGCAGTTCGGTGCTGGTACTATATTGTATTGTG